GCTCAACATGGACCAGCTCGCGGCCGAGCGGGCGCGCGTCGAGTCTGATCGCAAGGCCGAGGCTGCCCGGATGCTGGCGCGCCAGAAGCGCGCCGCAGCGCAGGCGTCTGCTTGGTGGCGGCAATGCGCGCCAAGCGGGCGCTCGTCCTATCTGGAGCGCAAGGGGTTTACGCCCGGCGCGCTGTACGGTGCGCGCTGTTCGCCATCTGGCAATACCGTTATCCCGGTTCAGGACCATGCCGGCATGGTATGGGGGTTGCAGGTAATCTACTGCGATCCGGAAGCCAGGCGGCGCAAAGAGCGAGACAAAGATTTCACCCCGGGCACGGTCAAACGCGGCCACTGGTTCGGCATCGGCAGCCTGGCAGTGGGCGGGGTTGCTCTGGTGTGCGAAGGGTTCGCTACCGGCGCCTCGTTGCACGAGGCGACAGGACTGCCTGTCGTCGTGGCATTTGATGCCGGCAACCTGTTGCCGGTTGCCCTGAATCTCGTTGAGATCTGGCGCGGACTTCGCCTGCTGTTTTGTGCCGATGACGATTATGACTGGCAGCAAAACGGCAAGGCCAATGCCGGAATCGAAGCGGCAAAAGCCGCGGCTCTGGCCACTGACGGCCGCGTCGTCTGGCCGGAGTTTCCGGCCGTCCGACCAGTCGGAACGCACAAAGGCCCGAGCGACTTCAACGACCTGCACGTTCACCCGTCTGGCGGGCTGCATGTCGTCAGAGCGCAGATCGACGCCTCATTGTCGGCTTCCGGATGGCGCCTGTCGGCAGCGCAGGGCGCCAGGGTGGCAGCGGTTAGCAAGGGGGAAGGGGATGGCTGGCGCCCGGCGTTGCGCAGCAATATATCGATTGACGAGGCGCGGGAGCGCTGGGTTTTTGTGTATGGCGGCAATGACCTGATGTTTGACCGGCAGGAGCATGTGCTCGTGCCGAGGCGAGACGTGATGACCCTGATGCCGGATCATGCATGGCGAGAGTGGAAACGATCCGGGCTGGAGGTCTGCCGGCTGTCAGAGGTGGGCTTTGATCCGGGCGGGAAAGACCAGGCTGTGCTCTGCAACCTGTGGGGCGGCTGGCCAACGGTCCCTAGGGAAGGAAACTGCAGCAGCCTGCTTGAGTTGCTGCGCTTTTTGTGCAGCGACGACCCGGACAGCGACGGCCTCTATCAATGGGTTTTGCGCTGGCTGGCGTATCCGATCCAGCACCCTGGGGCAAAAATGCGCTCGACGCTGGTTTTCCACGGCCTGCAGGGTGCTGGCAAAAACCTGATTTTTGAAACGGTGATGGCGATCTACGGAGAGTATGGGCGCGTCATCGATCAGTCAGCGATCGAGGACAAATACAACGATTTTGCCAGCAGAAAGCTGTTTCTGGTGGCGGATGAGGTGGTCGCGCGCAGCGACCTGTATCACGTCAAAAACAAGCTCAAAGCGATGATCACCGGAGCGTGGATCAGGATCAATCCGAAACACATTGCCGCGTACGACGAAAGAAACCATGTCAACATGGTTTTTCTCTCCAACGAATATTTGCCAGCCGTCATCGAGGTTGGCGACCGCAGGCACTGCGTCATCTGGACCCCGCCATCCTTGTCCGAAGAGTTTTACCGGGAGTGCAAGGCCGAACTGAATGCCGGCGGGCGCGAGGCTCTCCATTGGTTTCTGCTGCATTTGCCGCTCGGCGATTTCGATGAGCACACCAAGCCGCCCATGACGAAGGCGAAATCCGACGTGCAGGAGTTGTCCGCCGGGAGCATCGAACGGTTCGTCCGTGACTGGATCGCTGGCGAGACAAACTGCCCGGTTTGCCCCTGCGCCAGCGGGCAGGTTTATCTGGCCTACCAGCGCTGGTGCACGGCGCGCGGCGAAAAAGCCCGCGCACAGAACCATTTGTCCGGTTATCTCGGCAAGCAGCCCGGGTTTTCCATCCAGCTAAAAGACTGTTTCAAGTCGGCCAGTTATGGCGGGGCGCCGATCCGGCGACGAATGGTCATTCCGCCGGAGTCGTTGCTGCATCGTGCCGAAGTTGGAGCGACCGACTACCGAAAACCTGCCAGCCAGACCGAAACCCAGTGGATTACCGACTGCTATTATGTTTTCCAGGCGGCGCTTGGGGGGGAATCCGATGTTTGACCGACCAAATGTGCGGCTTTACCGAACGCACCGAACGCACCCCGTACGCACGACCGAACGCAGCAAGTTGTTGATTTTCAAACAACCGTACACACCGAACGCAGTTATGCAGGATCTACGTGCACACGCGCGCGATGACACGTTCGCCGACGCGTGCATCCCTCGCGCGCATAGATTGTGTGCGTTCGGTGCGTTCGGTGCGTACGGTACACGCATAATCAACGGGTTACGTGCACTCGCCCGCGTTCGCCCGTGCGTTCGGTGCGTACGGTCATGGCGCTCGCGCGCGCGGCCGCAGCTTTCTTTTCTTTTATTTGTAAAAAAAAGAAAAGAAAGGAGTCTGCCATGAGCCGCCCGCTCGCCTCATCGGATTTTGTGGCCTTTGGCCGAGAGCGTCCGGCCGCTTTCGCTGCCCGGCTGGGGGTTGCTCGATCGACCATTAGCCGGGCGATCCGCCGCGGCCGGCTTGTTCTCGGTTCGGACGGCTGCCTGGACGTGTCCAGCAGCCTCATCCTGTGGCAGCAGACGACGTCCGGGCTGCGGCCGGATGTTTCCGCCCGGCATGCGGCCGGCCGGCGAAGTGGCCTAACAGGGGGCGCCGCCGAGCCTGTTGTGACGGGCGCCGTTGGTGAGGATCAAGGCGAGGAGGATCACGGCGAGGTCGACGGCCAGGACTCCACTGAAACGATCGAGCACGGCACGCTGCGCTACTGGACCGCCCGCCGCCTGGCCGCGCAGAACGGGCTGGCCCTGCTCTCGCTGCAGATGCGGAGACACCAGCGCTATGCGCGCGACGCCGTGCGCCGCGAGGCGCATGCCATAGGCGGAGTCCTGCGCGCCGCGCTCGAGCGGATGGTGGACCAGACGGCGCCCCGCCTGGCCGCTGCCGATCCTGACGCCAGGACTGCCCTTGTTGCCGCAGAACTGGCCCTGGTGCGTCGCGCCATCCGGGAAGAGTTCGTGCGCTCTCTGCGCCGGCTGCGCAAGCCATGAGCACGGCGCCCGTGCGCGGGGAAGCGCCAACGCGGATGCGCGATCAGATGCCCCGGGTTGCCGAGTGGCTGGACGCGCTCCGCCAGGAGTTCGGCGCGGCGCCGGTTGTTGCCGCGATCCGGAACGGCCTGCGCGGCGGGACCGATTTTCACGCGGTGGAAAACGGATTCGAGATCGGTCATTTGCCGCCGCCGCCTTCGGCGCGATTCAACGCCGACTATCTGCTCGAGGTGACCAGCCCAGGCAGCACGCCGGCCGTCCCGTCCAGAAATTTCGTTTTCCCAACCGCCAGGAGAGGCCGCCAATCATGAGCGATTTCATTTCCATCGATCTGCGCGGCCTGTCGACGGCGCAGGCTGCCCTGGGCGCGCAGATCGGCCATCTGCCGTTCGTCCTCGCGCGCGCGCTGACCGTTACCGCGCATGCCGTCAACCGCGAAATCCGTGTCGAGATGGGCGCCAAAATTGCCGGCGGCGCCACGCCCTATACACTGCGCGCCTTCGAGGTGCAGATGGCGACCCGGCAAACGCTGCGCGCCGAGGTCCGGCTGCGCCCAACCCCGGACACTGCCGGCCGCGGGACGCCCTACGAACGCTCGCTCGGCCATCTGTTCCGCCCCGGGTCGGGCGCCCGCCAGTTCAAGCGGATCGAAAAACTGCTCGCCTTCCGCGGCCTGATGCCGGCCGGCATGCAGCTTGCCCCGGCGCCCGGACTGAGACTCGACGCGCGCGGCAACCCGCGGCCGGCAGACATTCATGAAATGCTGGGGATCCTGCGCTCATCGATTCGCAACCTGCGCACGTTCCGGGCGGTGAGCGGGCGCGGCAAGCAGCAGCGCGCCGTCGGATTTTTCGTCGTCGTTCCTGGGTCGCCTGCCAGCAAACATCTAGCTCCCGGCATCTGGCGGCGTGACGAGACCGGCAATCGTTCGGTGGTTCATCCCTGGTTTCATTTTGTTTCGCCGCCCGGCTACCGCCAGCTGTTCTCCCTCTCGGCGATCGCCCAGCGGGTGGTCGATACGCAATTCTCTGCCGCGCTGGATCAGTCGGTTGCCCGCGCGCTGGCGTCGCCGCGGCCATGACTGGCGCCCTCGCCGTTCCGCCCGCTGGGGTCGCCCACGAGGGGGCTGCCAGTCAGTCGATGGTTGCGCTGCAGACGGAAAAGGCGCGCCTCGGCGCCCTCGACCTCGAGATGCAGCTTGCCGAGGCACGCGCGACCTCCTGCCGGCAGGCCGCTGTGGTTGCCGCCGGGCTGGCCGTCCGCAACGCGGTTTGTGCGGCGCTCGACGCCCTGCCGGAAGTGCTGCGCCGCGCGCTGGGCGAGCCGTCACGCGTCCCGGCTGACGAAACGCTCGTGCATTACCGGCTATCGGATGCGGTACATGAAACGGTTGACCGCCTCGGCCGGCTGGCCGAATCGGCATCCGTCCCTGCGCTGCCAGAGTTCGGCGCCCACTTTCGTCGCGGCTGCCGGCCGCGCAGCCTGCTGACCGTCAGCGAGTGGGCCGACCGCCACCGCTGGCTGGCGTCCGGCACCAATGCGCCCGGGCGCTGGCGAACGTCGCTCACCCCCTACCTGCGCGACATCATGGACGACCTCTCGGAGCACTCCCCGGTGCGCACCGTCGTTTTCTGCAAAGCGTCCGGCATCGGCGGAACCGAGGCCATGTACAACTGGCTGGGTTACATCATGGCCCACCTCGGGAATCGCGACGTGCTGCACGTCAGCTCGACGCTAGAGCTGCGCGATCGGTCGTTCAACCCGCGCCTATCCAAAATGATGCGCGAAACGCCAGCCCTCGCAGCAATTTCGCAGACCGCCTCTCGGCACTCGGCCAATCGGTCAGACGTGCTCGAATACAGCCCGGTTTCCCGCCTGATCAAGGCTGGCGCCAACTCTCCCGACTCTCTCTCGTCAGATCATGTGCCCTATGTGGCGCTCGACGAGGTCGATCGCTACCCCTGGGATGTCGGCGGCGAGGGCGACCCGCTGACCCTGATCAGCAATCGGCAGCGCTCATTCTCGCGCGCCAAAACTTTTCTGTTGTCCACCCCGACGCGGGCGGACCACTCGCGCATCTGGGACGCCTACCTCGAGGGCGACCAGCGGCGGCTGCACGTGCCCTGCCCGCACTGTCAGGGTTATCACGAGATGACCCGCGACCGCCTGCGCTGGCGCTGCGCGCATCCCGTTGGCGGGCATGCCGCCGCCGCCGTCGAATCGATGCAGTCCCTGCAGGCGCCAGACGGCGCGCCGGCCGGCAATCCCGGTGGCCAGCGCGCCGTGCTCTCCGCCTGGTTCGTCTGCCCGTCGTGCGGGGCGGAAATCGACGAACGCGCCAAACCGTGGATGCTGGAGCACTGCCGCTGGGTGGCGAGCGTCGCTCGCCCGAGCGTTCCCGGAACGCGCAGTTACCAGATGTCCGCGGCGTACTCTCCCGTTGGCCTGGGTCTGACCTGGCGCGATCTGGCGCAACGTCTGGTCAATGCGCAGACCGACACGACAAAGGTCCGGGCCATTATCAATACCGACTGGGGCGAGGTTTACAAGGAGCCGGCCGAGGCCATCGAGGGCGGGGTGCTCCTGCTGCGCCGCGAGACCTACACCCGCGAGTCGCTCGAAGCCGCCGGGAAAATCTGGCGCGTCACCGCATGGACCGACGTCCAGAAAGACCGGCTTGAAATGAGCGTGGTAGGGTGGGGCGCCGGCGAGGAGGCGTGGCTGTTCGATCACGTCATTCTGTCCGGCGACACGGCGCGCGAGGACGTGTGGCATGATCTGGCGGCAGCCGAAGAAGAGGCTGGCGTCGACTTCGCCGGCGTGGACGCGGGCTATAACACAACGCTGGTGCTCGCCCATGTCGCGCGCGGCGCCTGGCGCCGGGCGACGAAGGGCGTGCCTGGCACCTGGCGCGCCATCATCGAAGACGCCGGCCGGCGGGCGCAGCGCCTGCGCCGGCAGCGCCGTGCCGGCCCGATGGTCGAGCCGATGGGCGTAGACCAGGCAAAATCCATCATTCTCGCCCGCCTGCGGCAGGCAAAGCCAGGTCCCGGATACCTTCATTTCCCGGTGTCCGAGGCGTTTGACCAGGAATATTTCGACCAGCTCGGCGCCGAAGAGCTGCGCCGCAGGGTGCGCAATGGCCGCGTCCTCGTCGAGTGGGTTCAGGTCCGCCCGAGAAACGAGGCGCTCGACTGTCTGGTCGGCAACCTGGCAATTTGCCGCCTGGCCGGGCCGCTGCTCAACCTGCCGCACAAACGCCGCGCGTCGCCGGCGCCTAACCCCCTGGGCGACGCCCCGCCTGCCGCGGCCAGCCCGGCGCCCGCAGCGCCCCCGGCGTTCGATCTGCAGGCCGCCATCGCCTCGGC